GTGAAAGTCGCATTCCAAAAATCAAAATATGTTTTGGCGTTTCTGGTTATGCTCGCAGCATTCCAGTTCAATCTGTTCAAAACAACATCTGACTATCAGTTCAAAACCTGGCGTGACGGTTCAGAAGCATTGGTGCTCGGAAAAATATTCGCAGACGCCAATGGAATTAAAACCGGCCATAGCAATATGGGCTTCATTGAACGTGGTGAGCCGATAAAAGGGCCAAATGTTCTTGCCATATACGAACGCATCGATACACCTAAGGGTTTGCAAACAGCCAGGATCTCAGACGAGTACTGGACGAACGGATTTAGCAAATTTTCCAACAAATTCCTTATACAAAAAGCTGATACAAACACTCTTGGTTACGCAGACAACGACATTAGAGCCGGCCAAGAAATAACACTTCCAAATAATAGCAAGCGAACAATTACCGACATTGAAAAATCTGGTCAGTATTTTATTGCATCTTACAATGGTGAGTTCATCAATCCCACCAGCATAAAAAACGAAGACATCCTAAAACTCAACAATGAATTACAGTTCAACTTCAACCAATACCCACAGCAACTGGGGATCCAGGCGCTTGCGCTTTCTTTCGCCTATAACCACCTCTCATTTGTTGATTCGGTGTTCTCATTGCAATTCCTGATGGCCGCTATGATGGCCTTGGTATTGACGCTGTTAATTCGCGAAATAGGATTGACCATTTCAACTACGTTCGCAGCAGTGTTTTTTATTTGTATGGTTGGCTCACCTTGGGTTGTTGCGATATCTCGAAACCTATACTGGGCCTCTTTTCTGTGGTTCCTGCCAACCGTGCTAGCGATGTACGCTTACAGATGCCCTCCCTCCTCAAGGTCTCAACTGCTGGCGATAGTAATGTATGGCGCTGCGATTTTCGTAAAATGTCTCGCTGGGTATGAATACATTTCATCCATCATTCTTATGTCGCTGACAATCTTCATGATTGACCCCTTCCGCGCAACACCGACCCTCGGGATGAAAGTCGCTATACGAATGACGGTAGTCATGGCGTTGGTCGCAGTTCTAGGCTTTCTCGTTGCCGTCATGCTACATGCCGCAAATCGTGCTGACACTTTGATAGAGGGCCTAAGTCAGACTCTCGGGTGGGACGCATTGAAGTACAGCGCATTTGGACACATGACCGGAGTCGGGCCGAACATTCCCCTATCAGAAGTAATCAGCGAATACCTCACAAAATGGAACACACCAGTATTGTTTTGGTTAGATGGTAGCCGTATATTTCCCTGCTTTCTTCTTTTGACAGGTCTTTCCCTTGCAGCCCAGTTTTATACTCGAGATGTGAACGCACGGAGGGATGCAGCGCTAGTGATTATGACCCTGCTCGCGCCAATGAGTTGGTTCATACTGATGCAAAAACATTCAGCAGTTCACGTCCATTTAAACTATGTGCTCTGGTACTTCGGCTTCATACCTGCGTGTATGTTTGTAATTATCCGTGGTTATCTATTGATACTTTGCAATCTCAAGCTAGTTAGGCGTACAAGTTAATTCACAAATTGCGCCTTCGTCACTTTAAGAGTGTCATACGTCTGCTCACATGTCGTTCCCGGTCTCGGGCTTGGTCAGCACACTTGGGCACGTCGGCAAGCAGAGTTGCAGAGCGGCACATGCCTTGCTGTGGCGGCAGTGTAGGAATTACCGCTGGCTTTACTGGCCGCGATTCGAGCGGCAAGGTTGTCGGCTGCTCCGCGCAAGCTGTCAGCAGAAGTGCGAGCAGCAACAGCACCAGCCGTCATTTTATCAATGACACGTTGACCATCTTGAACCGCCTTGTGGCTTGATTGTTCGTAGGCCTGTTCTTTGGTGCGCTCGGTAGCCTCGTTCTGGGCTTTCGTCTCGGCGTCAAGGGTGTCGCGGGCCCTTCAGTCGATCTGCCATTGACGTTCGTGACGATTACACCATCGTGATGGGCGCCGAATAGCGTGCCAGCCACCAGCAGCAGCGCAGTAACATTAGAAAAGAGCCGTAGAGTGATGGAATTCATGGGACATCCTTCAAGAAGATGTGGTGGCCGAGCTTCAGCGTCTGCGTCGCCTTTGCCGCCCAGGCTGGCGCCACAGGCATGGTGGTTGCGTAGTAGTGCTTGGCGTCTCCGGTAGGATCCGGCATCTTTCCATCAGTTACCTGGTCAGCAGCGATCCGAGCCTGCGCGAGCTCGCGGAACTGGATCTGCTTCGCGCCACTCAGATATGGGAGGTTCGGATCGTTCTTGTCCCAGCAACTGAACTGGTATGGCTTCTGGCAAACGCCCGCATACCCCTCTCCCCACCACGACTTGGCTTTGCCATCATCGACGCCGTTGCGGATCGACCAGGCCACAGCGATCTGGCCGGCCAAATTTTCACCGCGGGCTTCCCCCCATAGCGTGCGAGCGAGAATGTCGCGGTCTTTTTCGGTTGCAGTCATCACTTTCTCCAAGCAAAAAATCCCGCTCAAGGCGGAGATCTCGGGCGATGGTCATTTGCTAAATTTGAAGTAGAGGTGCCCTCGGACAGGGGGACGCGTTCTCTGCTAAAGCGCGCAGTTCTCGGCAGGAGCAGAGTATGAAAAGTTCAACATCTACAGGCGTCATGTGGCACTGATCCGTACCAGGTGCGTCTCAACCGCCCCAAGAAGGCCAGAGAGATAGCAGCTCCATTTCTTGTACTGTGCCTCCGGTGAGTCACCGGGTTGCTTAAGTCTCATCCGTGACCTATGGAGTGGTGCTGCATAATGTTCACTTTTTGAAAACCAGCCACCCGACTGAATGGCGAAGACCACTTTTATCCAAGAAAAAAAGCCCCCGCAATGGCGGACTAGGGTTTCACAAGGTACGATACGCGCCCATTAATTTCAGGTATGAGCAGTGAACGCTAAACGACAGCTTGATGCACTGACGTCGCTCAGATTTTTTGCAGCAGCTATGATAGTGGTTGGTCATAGCCACCACCTTCTGGGGTCTCTTGGTATTGCGCTAACATTCCAGCTGTCACAGGGAGTTTCATTCTTCTTCGTACTAAGTGGCTTTATTCTCTCATATAATTATCAACACCTATCAGACAAGAAATCCGCGATACGATTCCTGATTGCAAGATTTGCAAGAATCTGGCCGCTGCACATTGCGACTTTATTAATATGGTTGGCGATCATCACACCCAACATAACGCATGAGTTTGCAAATCCAACAGATGGCCTGATTAAGCTCGCTCTTAATTTCACACTATTACAGTCATGGGCATTTTTGGCGCCTTATGTTCTTTCCTTTAATGGTGTGGCATGGAGTATTTCAACAGAAGCTTTTTTCTATGTGATATTCGCAGTCATAGTACTCAGCCCAGCACGCAGACTGCCACAAGCTCTAGTATTAGCCACTCTATGCTTGATTGCTTTTGTGACGGCAGCAAGCGTTTTCAATTTCAGCCCTGATGATAGCTCGCCGGGACTAACAATGTTTGGAACTGTCTACACCAATCCTTTGGTAAGGGTATTTGAGTTCCTTTTTGGTGTTGTTTTGGCGCAAGTGTATCGCAAGCATGGATCTAAGACAGCAAACATTTCATTTATGACATGGCTGCTGATTGAGCTTGCGGCCGTTGTCCTGATTGTGACGGCTCTTCACTTGGTCACCGCCACCGGCTCAATCAAAACTATGGCGGGTGAAGGCTTTGCATACTACATCTACAAGGAAGGACTTTGGCTGCTTTGGGGATTTATGATCTTAGTCTTCGCGCTAAGTCGTGGCCCATTGACCAGATTGTTGTCTATCCGCCCCCTAGTATTCTTGGGAGAGATCAGCTTCGCGCTATATCTTGTGCATGTGATCATTCTCAACTTAGCTGACCGCCAGGCTGAAACCGTACAAGCCATGGGCGCAATTGGCGCAATCCTGTTTTGGCTAGCTTGCCTTTCGTCATCCGCCGCCCTGCACATCGCTGTTGAAAATCCATTTCGAAAAATCATAATCAATTTATGGGATAGAAAATCCGAAATACGCAAAACATCTCACTTCCAATCGCCACAATATCTAGCGCTGGCGTTTCTATTCTGCGGGTCAGTGCTGGCCACAACCTATCAACCGAGCACAGTAAAAGAAGTCAGTCGAGACAGTATCAGTGCTCCAGCCGTAACAGATAACGAGTATTCAAACGGCATAAGCTTGATCAATGCAGAGATTGTGAGTGGCAGCGATGAAAAGTCTGATATCAAGCTTTACTTCACGCTAACCAAGAAATCATCACTCGATAAATATATAGCAGTTCACCTTAACGATGAAAAAGGGAACATATTGAAAGTCGTAGGTAACGTTAATATTGACGCATCGCGGTCTGAGCATCCAGAAGGATTTACATGGGTTAATTCCGTTACCGTTTCGTCGCAAGATATTGAACAAGCAAAATCAATTGGACTGGCCACTTTCAAGGATTTGAGCTTACTAGACGATGTTACTCTGGGCCCTTCCGACTGGGGTGGCAAAAGACTGATAATTAAGCTACCAATGCAATAATCGACATTACTTCCCCAGCCAGACTATTAGCGTCTACACAGCCCGGAACCTGCCCTTGATGGCAATCCGGGCTCCTGCCACCACTGGGTTCGTCCCGTCCGCAAAAACGATCACCACGCCGGATCCAGAAGGTACGCCTTCAGCCAACACTGAATCCAGATCGGCATTCCCGGCGCTCTCGTGATAGATGATCGCTTTGACACCGCCCCGCATCACCGCCAGGCTTGTCCAGGTCAATGCCAGCGCCAGATTTGTACCGGTGTTCGCTTCAACGGTGCGCACGTGAGCGGCAGCATCGTTCTCTACTGCGCCGACCGATTGATAGTCGCCTTCACAGTCTTCGCGCCACGCTTACGCTGGTACCTCAGCAACACTTAACCTAAATCAGCAGTGGCAAGGTGATCGCGCAAGCGATCTTGGTCACGTTGGGCATCTCTCAATTTCCTGTATTACGTTTGCTCATTGGCCGCCGGTCGCTGCTCGAGCGCCAGGCGTTTGTCTTGCTCTGCCTTCTGCACATCGGCGCCGGCCAGCGCCAGTTGGTTCAGCGTCTCACCGTGCAGCTTGGCCTGCTCGACGAGCTGCCGGCCGTAGCGCCAGTCCTGAAACTGCCAGGCGCTACCGAAGCCGGCGATCACTAGCGCCAGTAAGTCGATCAACCTCCACGGTACGGTCACGCCAGCACCGCCCGCGCCTTATCCCACAGCGCCAGCCGATCAGGTAAGCCATTCAACCCGCCGTTGATCCGCCGAGTGATGGTGTTGAACTGATCACGATCGGCCAAATCGTTCAGCCCCTTCTGCTTCCAGAACCAGGCCGCCGACATAGCGGCATACTGCGGCAGTTCGAGCAGCTCTGGGTGAATGATCAGGTCAAGGCCCAGCGCCTCACCGCAATTCGCGTAGTTGGCCCGGCCGGTGATCTGAATCAGCCCTCGCCCGCAATACTTCCGGCCGTCCCCCGGAACAGTGTTGCCCAGGTCTTCGCGACCTTCGTACCCACGCTGGGCAGCGGTCGCCCCCCAGATTTCACGTACGTAGCGGAGTTGGCCAGACTCGTGGCCGATCTGCGCAATGAACGCTGCCGCGCGCTTCGAACCGACAATCTGGTAATGCTGCATGGCAGTATTTAGGGCGGAAACAAAAACGCCCGCTTGGGTGCGGGCGTTCGGGAAGATTTGCAGCAGCTGCTGCTTGGTGATTGGCATATCTTTCTCCAGACAAAAATTAGCCCACTCTCTGGCCCACGTTGGGTAGAATCTCTGGCTTGGTATTTTTTACTAGCGTTAAATGAGGCATGAGACCGTGGGTCGCACGAACAACGAAAATGTTTCATACATCCAAGGACTTGATGGCCTTCGTGCAATCTCGGTTGTATTAGTTATATTTTTTCATTATGCAAGCTATTTCCCGAGCGCTTTTACATCGTCGAACTATCTGCCCGTTGCAATCGGAAAAACACTTTCGATTGGATGGGTTGGAGTGGACGTATTTTTTGTAATCTCTGGATTTCTAATTACAACGATGTTGATTAGAAACCCAGTAAACTCAGTAAAAAAATATCTCACCTTCATACAGCGACGCGCAAAGCGTTTACTACCTGCATATTTTTTCTGCGTCATTGCTATTGTTTTAGCGGCAACATTCATCTATCCAGACGCGAAGATTATCAGCAATCAATATCTTCTATGGACTATGTCATCAAATATCGCATCGCTTTTCGGTGACCGATCTGCATTGGGCGGTGCACATTTTTCAATGTTTCATTTTTGGTCTTTAGCGCTTGAATGGCAGTTTTACATCACATTTCCTTTAGCGTTATTGCTTATAAAATCAGTTCGTTCGGCGGCATTAATGGCAATCTCACTAGCAATCGCTACCCGAATAAGCTTAATTTATTTCAGCCCCTTAAATTACGACAACGCTATCTACTCCCTCACATTGTGCAGGGGTGACGCATTGGCTGCTGGAGTATTTTTAGCGACTCTGCCATCTGCAAAAAATATATCAAAGACCCATGTGATTGGGGCAGCAGGTTTTTTTTCCCTAATCGCACTGCTTTTCACTATTTCGGTAAGTAAAGTCCCTTTTAAATCCATACTTTGGCTACAGACAGTGGGGTACACCGGGCTTGCCGTCTCAATATCGATGACCATATATTGGGTGCTTAATACGACACGTACGTCGCCGGCGTTGCGAGCGTTGGAACTTCCATGGGTTACCGCCGTAGGCCGAACCAGCTATAGCCTATACATCTGGCATCTACCCCTCTACCCGATAATCGTTGCAATCTCCAAAAACGTTTTCGAATCAGCGCAAGGGCAGTTCTTGTTTTCCGCCTCACTCGCAATATTTGTGACCGGCACGCTAGGAGTGCTCTCTTATAGAATTATTGAATCGAAATTCATGTATTCTCGACCGAACACAAATAACATCCGTGACATTAAGCCGGCGGAAATTTAAAGAGAGTCAGGCCGGGGGCAACAGGCCAATCAATGGTGGCGGGATAGCCCGGCTGCTCGGGCAACCGATTCAGCGCCACGCGGTATTTCTTCCACGCCTTCAGTTGCAGCACTTCCGCCTCGCTCGCATCGTCGATATCGACGGCGTCCTGCAACGGTGCGATGGCTGTATCGGCAATTGAGCGGCGCCTGGCGCTCTCCGCTACGGCGTCTGCCAGTATCCGAATGGCAGTGGCCTGATCCTTCATGGCCTTGGTAATGCGTTGCGACCAGTCAATATTTGCGCTCATGCAATGGGCTCCTGGCTAAATTCAAATCCAGGCTGCGCCTGTGGCAATGTGATCGGGCCATCAGGCACATAGGTCAAAGGCTCCGGGAAAGCCTGTGCGTAGCTGTAATTCTCGGGCAACGGCAAGAAAACCGACACGATCAGCTCGCCATTGACGCGCTGGACAGGCGCAGCGAACCAACTGGACGCAATGGCCTCAACGGGCAGTTCATCACCCTCGTCCAGCGGGCCGAAGTCAAACGCCTCATCGTTTATGGTGAGAATGTCGCCTTCCTTAGAGATCAAGAGGCTGGGCAATCCGTCAACCGGGCTCAAATTGATTTTCATTATTTCCACCGACCCATCGCTAAAACATTGATGAAGGCCCCTACCCCGGGCAGTGACACCGCTGACGCGATTCGGTAGTTGCCGAAGTTGTTGATGGTGGGTGGGCTCAGACTGACACTCCAGATCGCTGACTGACTGCCAGTCGCAACGATGCCGGAATGCAACACCCTCGGGATGGCGATAAACGCTGAAGGAAAAGCGCTGTTGTAGGGACTTGTGACGAAAATTGATCCGGCGACCGTGGTGATCGCATCTGTTGCCAGTTGCTGCCAGCAGATCAAACTTCCATCGGCGTACTTTATGAACGCCCCATTGGCATTGTTGCCTGAGGCGACGACATCAACACCGCCAAGTTGCAGCCCAGCGGGAACGTTGAGCACGCCCGCATAGCTGTAGGTCATGAAAGGGCCGCCAGCGGTATTGGTCTGGTTCACCGTCCGCCAACTGAATCCGCCGGTGCCTCCCCCCTGATTGCAGGTGAACGAAACAGCGCCTGACATATTGCTGCCATTGGTTTCGTTCCAGCCAACGTGACCGCCTTGGGATGACGGGATTGCACCATTCACCACTCTCAGCGAATTGAAGGCCGGAGAATAGGCGCCGCCGCCGGTTGGCATGGCACCAATGTTCGCCAGCAGATCCGCATTAGTGCTCACCGCAACACCGGTGCCGCCTTTGCTCAGCGGCAGAATGTCGTAGTTGCCGGTGGTGCCAAGTGCAGAGAGCTTGGCGCCGTACTGATTGACCATCGACCGCAAAGCATCGGCCGAGTCCTTGACGTAGCCCTGCATCGGCGCCACCGCGTAACTACCGGTGGTGGTCGCACCGCGATAGGTCGGCGATATCGACAAAGAGGTATCGCTGAGGATGTTGGTGACTTCATACCAACCGCCATCGGGGCCGCGAAAGGCGTCACCCACCCGGCTATTCGAGAAGAACGCGGTGCCGTTGCCAAACACGGCATTGGAATTTTGGGTGACAGAGACCGTTCCCGATTTATACCAGGGCATGGGCTTTCCTTTTATTGGAAAAACAATCCGCGATTACGATGCGGATCAGTTGAAGGGGAATGGAAGGTTTTCGGTTTGAATGACCAGCGCGACAGGCAGGCGATCAGTAGGGATATCTGCGTAGGAGACCGGAACGCTGCCCGTCCCGCTCGGATAGGCTTCGTTCGTACCTGCCGCCGCGCCGAACATGAAACTGATGCCGCCCACTCGCCCGTATGCGCCTTCTGACGATCCGTATTGCGTCATTGGGCCTGTGCTACCAGCAAACGGGTTCGATTCAATCGTGTTCGCCGTTCTCGCCCACGGCAGGAACGCTGCGTACTCAACTCCCGCTGACAGCTGGATATCAAAAATGGAATCCATCTGAGTAGCGAGCGCCCCGTTGGAAGCTCCAACCGCGGAGACGTACTGCCGTTTTTGAACACGCCCACCGTCATAAGCCAAAAGCTTTCTACCGCGAGGGTCATTGGCTGCAGGCGGCAGTGGCGGCGTGAAAGCACCGACCACATTCAGCGGCGACTGCAAGGAGTTGAATGTGATACGTCCCGACTCGTCGTAGGTTTTGAGAAAGGTTGTACCAGGCAGACTGTCACCCATCAGATCGAAGCAGTAGAACTTTGTTTGCGGGGATGAATTGGCGTACAGAAACGTGAATACCCCACCGCTGATGGCCGTGCCAATCAGCGTTCCCGGGCCGGTGATAAAGCAGATCGGTGATATCTGGTTGGTGATCGAGAATCCCCACAACTGATCGCTGCGCGAACCGTTGGCCGGAGTCGAGCCGGCAGGGACGGGAACAATCGGATAATAGTTACTGCCGTCACTCGGATCGAGGTTGGCGGAACGCAGAAACCGCCTTCCCCAATATTGTTGCAGTGCCATGTTTCCGCTTTTCACCAACCCATAACAAATCAGGTTGGTATCGAACAGAATCTGGCCGTTCTCCTTGAACGCCTGAAATGTCGACATTTCAATAGTACCCGTAGAAAATTCGGCAATTGGCCGAGAAGTACCCCCATCCCGCCGTGGAGTAGGAATAGAGCCAAGAGAGGGAACCGGGGGCAATCGTGACGCCCGGCTTCTTGCCTTTCTCGAACTGCAAATCCACCAGCGGCACTACGATGTAGAACTGCGTTTTCCCGGCCGGCGCTGACGGGATGGCTGTGGAGCCATTGGCGGAATTCGTGTCCACAAACCCCTGCATCTGGCTAATGTTCATGGTCATATCGACCATCAGACGCCCGGAGGCGTCATAGGCGGTTAACCCCGTCATACGCTTAAGTTGATCGCGAGATTACCGTTCGAGTGATACAGCTTCACCGAACTGTTATTGATCGCCAGTCGAGCCTGTCCTGCGCCCTGCCCGTTCATTTCGAACCCTCCGTTTTTGAAGATGGCCCAGCCGGTTTGACCCATCACATAGTTTGTGGAACTGATGTAATCACCGATTTTGGCGTTGGTGATGGTGCCGTCCTGAATGAATGCAGAGTTCATGAACACCTGACCGCCCTGCACTGCAAACGGAACCGAGATGGCTCCGCCGGCAAGGCTGTTCACGATCGCAAATCGATCTGCACTGACCAGAAACTGGCTTTGCAATCCTGCAGGGCCATTCTCGATACCGAGCCCAACACCTGCAGTGATGTACTGACCTGTCCCTGAGTTGTATTGCATCTTCACCGACCAGTTCGCGGTGACCTTGCCGTTTACGTCGTTGATGATTGAGCTGTTTTGCTGAATGGCGGTCTGCTGGGCACCGACAGTCGTGCCGAGCTGACTCAATTGCTGAGCCGTGGCTTGCTGGTTGGTGACCACGACCTGTTCGAGCAAGGAGACGTTCGCCGAGTTATCCGCGACCTTGGCATCCAACGTCGCCAAGCGCCGAGCAGATGCCTCGTTTACAGATGCCTGAACTTTCGTTTCGGTTGCAGCGCTCGCCGTGCTTGTAAAACCTTCCAGAGCATCCGCTAACTCCCCCTCGCCGTTATCGTCTCGCGACGATGCACGCAACGCCTCGAACGCGGTCGCCTGCGCAGTTACCACGCCATCGAGCTCGGTGATTTCTACGGTGTTGGTCGCCACCTGCTGCGCCAATCCACTCACCGACTCCACGGTCTGGCCAACGTCCAGCCAATAGAGCGCATTCGGCGGTGGCATATTGGCCGGTACCGGGCCGGTCGCCTGATAGATTCGCTTGCCCTGAACGACCAAGTCGTACTCAACGTAAGTCGCAGCGGGGTCGTACCCCTTCAGTCCGTCGAGTGCATCAATCTGCGCCTGCAGGCCCGGGATTTTCTGGATCTCCTTCAGGAGATCTTGGCCAAGTTCAGACTCGGTGATTTGGCCGGCGATCATGTCCAAAATGTCTGCCGCACTTGAACTCGATTGCCCCATCACCCCGCTACCCAATGGGTACCACGGCCCGATGTTGCCTATCTTGTCGACGATGCGGCCCCAGAAGAAGAAGGTGACTCCAGCGGCAAGGCCGAGCATGGAGAAATCGCTCTGCGGATAAGACAAGTCCGTCAGCTTGGTCGCTGCTTCCAGGCTGGTTGTCGGCCCGTACCAGATTTCCGTCCGCTGGCTGTCTTCCGCGCCAGCCGGGAAACCCCACTTCAGATAGATGCCGAACAACAGTGGCGTGGCTGTCAGATAACTGAGTGCTGGTGGCAAGCCCTCCTTCCCCTTCAGATTCGTCAGGATCGAATTGCGCCAAGGCGACGTGATGTCGAAGGCACTCACTGCGCGAACCCGGGCCACGTACGCGCCAGCGTAGATGCCGACCACGTCAACGTTGGTCAAGCCTGTGCGCTGCACCTTGATCCAGTTGCCGCTGTCCTTGCGCCATTCGACGTCATAGCCGACCGCGCCATCCACAGCGGGCCAACTGATCGTCATGGTGGCCACTGCCATTCCCTGAACAATCGACGATGTCGACGCGATAGTGACACTCGCCGGTGCCGGTACGACGGTAATCGGGATCACGCTGATCGGGCGTTCTTCCAGACGTGCGCCGGTGTCGATGTAGGCGAACTTGCTCGGCTCGAACTGCAGCGCGCTGATCTCGTAATCGCCTTCGGTTGTGCGCTTGGTGCGCAGCACCCGGTACAGCGGGATCGCCAGATCGTCTGCGTCCAACGCCCATTGCAGCTGTGCGATCGGTGGTTCGCTGTATGCGACAGTCACCGTCACTGCGCGGCCGTTGACGCTCTGCACGGTGCGGCCTTCGGCGCGGCCGCCAGGCAGGTTGATGATCAGACGATCACCGGCCTTGGCCTGGGTGTCGCGATCAAGCGTAATCACCCGGCCTGCCGCCTTGGAGATTCGGCCGCCTACTTCACGTCCCGCCAGCAATGAATCGGCCACCGGGATGATGTGGCCCGGTAACGGGATGACGCCTTCCATACCGGTTTTGAACGACACGGTGCGGTCTTGGTTGTTGCTGAGGATTGCCCACTTTCCGCGCCGCTGCGCCTCGGACGCGCGCGTGCAGCCAATGGCGCTCAGCTCAGTCGGCCGATCACCATAGCGACGTTGGAGATCCAGATCGGCAAAAGGAATGACGTCGGTGTCGTAGTTGTTCGCGGGGTTGTCGTAGCTGACCAGCGCTCGGGTGTAACGGGTTTTCGCCGAGGCGCTGCCGTAGGAGAACTTGCCATCAATGACGTTCGATCGGGTGAAGACGTAATCGATGTCTTGCGCGCGTGGCATGTCGGCTTGCATCACCAACTGCCCTTGAGCCCAGTAGGTCATGCCTCGGTAGATCGCCGAGATATCGCGTAGTAGAGACCAGGCATCGGCCTTGCCTTGCAGGTTCATATCGCAAAGGAAACGCGGCTCGGTACCGCCAAGCCCGTTCGGCACCAACTGGTCGCAGTACTGCGCGATCCGGTACAGCTCCCACTTATCGACCATGAACGGCTTGATGCGCTTACCCAAACCGAATCGATCTTCGGTGCAAACGCCGTAGGTGATCCATGCGGGGTTATTCGTCCAGGCGGACTTCATCGATCCGTCCCACGTCCCTGTGTAGGTGCGCAGGATCGGATCGTAGTTGCTCGGTACCATCCAGCGACGGGCATTGCACTCAACAGTCACGGCCGGAATGTTGGTGAACTGCTCGGCGTCGAATTCGATGTAGAGCAGCGCGGTGTTCGGGTAGCGCAGCTTCGCGTCGATGATCTCAGTGATGCCAGCGATGAGCATGGTGTCGGCGATCTTGTTGCTGTTCTGGTTCGGCGTCAGCCGCCGCACGCGGATCTGCCAGCCGGTGGTGGCGTCAGGCAGATCGATGCGGCGTGAGCGCTCGTAGCGCGTGGTGGTCTTGCCGTCGACCGCATCCGGATAAACCTGCTGATAAGCGCCACCGTCGGTTGCCAAATCGATGGCATATTCGATGCGGTAGCCGCCTACATTGCCCTCGTCGTCCACTCGTTGCAGAGCTGGCCACGCGAAGCGGATGCGCACGGCCGACAACTGCGTGTTGCTGATTGAGCGCACCCAAGGCGAATCGCTACGCAGCTCGACGTTCAGCGACGTTTCGCTCTCAACCGCCGGAATACCCGGAATATAGGTTTGATCCACTGAACCCGGCCGCCAATCCCACTTCACGTTCGGGAAGTTGTAGTTTCCGCTGGCATCGCGAATCGGCGTGTTGTCCAGATAGATGTTGTAATCAGTCGGAACTTCGTCGAACTCACCCTCGCCCACGGCGATAAGCAACTTGGCCAAGTTGGTCGAGCGCAGGCTGTCGCTGGCCTCGATCGGCGACTTCGGCTTACTGCTGCCTCCCTTCTCGCCATGGATATCGATCTCTTGCGCTGCGCCCATGCTTTCCTCCAGACATAAAAAAACCGCCTCGAGGGCGGCTGCTGTGTTGCGGGACTGCTTACACTTTGTCTTCGGCGTAGATAGACGCTGAGATGATCATTCCGCCCCACCGTCGTCTGCCGATGCAGATCGGTACCGGGTTGCCGCTGGCCGTTGTGTTCTTGGCACTGCCGAAGGCGTAGGACGGTGAGTTTTCCGGGGAGGCGCTTTGCGACAACCCCTTTGCTTGAGGGCTGAGCATCTGAATAACACCACCAGCCGCCAGCCCGACGCCCAATTGCACGGCCCAAGGCTGCCCAAAGTACGATCCGGCCACGACCAGAACCGCGCCGATGATGGTTTGAAGCAGGCCTGCTCGTTTGCTTCCGGAAATGACGGGGACAATGCGAATCTCTTGGGCTCCACCAAGGCCAAAATCTTTTTCAGCGACGTTTTGCCGGTTCCTGAAAATCGCGAAACTCATCCCTCTGCGCTCAAGATCTTTAATGGCGCCTTCGAATCCTTCGATCGTGCACTTCAGTGCTTTGAATGCCTCGCCAACGGACTTGCTGCCAAGCTCGCGGCGGTGAACACGACCAAACAGTTTGATAAGCGGGCCTGAAAGAAGAATGGTTGTCATAGCTGGGTTGTTACTTGCCGTCGCTGCCACAGCTTTCTCCGGTCATAAAAAACCGCCCGTAGGCGGCTTTGTCATTGCATGGTAGGCGATAAGTCCATGCTCATTGATGAGTCGATGGATATCCTGAATTTCTTGGTGGTACCAGCCTTTATGTTGGCTTCCCGCTCTTTCAACCCGCTGCCGCATGCTGACGCGCCGACGATGTGATCACCGGCGGCAACGTAGAATTTTGCGGTTTCACCAGCGCCGATCTCGGCAGCTTTTCGACCGTCGATGCTCACGGAGGTATTGCAGCCGCCACCAACAAATCCGGTATCACGGGTAACGATCAAGACAGCGCCATCGGAACCCGGCTGCTGATAAGCGAACAGGCGCGAGCTCGGCACAGGGTCAGCCTTTCCTGATGGCACTGGCGAAGTCGCACACCCTGCCAACAGCGCTACCGCCAACGCTCCTACGATCAATTTCATGCAGGTCACTCCTGTGGGAAAAGGCTGCAAGATATCACTCGACCTAATGGCGGGGAAAACGCTGACGCAGGCGGGGCTCTTCTGTTGCCATATCTCTGCAACGATCCAAGCTCAATTTAAGGGGTAATTACTTCGCATATACCTATAAACAATACCACTGTTAAAACATCCAGCTTGGCTGGAACACCAGTACCAAATCAGGCAAAACAATAGTAGCATATTGCCTTCAAATTTGGATTCCCAGTCCTCCCCAGCTTTCCTACGGACTGGATACGCGCCATTTCTTGCGCGTCACTGACCTGGAGGTCGTATGTCTTTCAAAATTTCACAAGTAGGACTCACAAAGGATGAACGCCTGTTAACCGTCCTTACAAATAGTGAAACAGGCACTCAAACTCACGTTTGGATAAAACCAGACTCCCCGATTTCAGAACTTACAATCGGTGAAATAGAACGTATGGCCAAAAAGATATGCGTAAAAGAGTTCGCTGCGTATAAAAAAAAGTGA